CGTTCCACGGCGGCACTGCGCGCAGGATCGCGCGTGCGTTTAACCCGTCAAAGCTGATCTGCGTCGATAGGTGTTTCGACTTCTGGATGGCGGATGATCTGGAGTGCATCAAGGTGCTGGGCGACAGCGTGGAGTCTTTGGAGAAAGTCAAGCAGGCGCTTGGCGGGCAGGAGATCGACCTGCTGTTCATCGACGGCGATCACAGCTACCGCGGCGAGATGGCGGACTATCGCGCATACTCTCCGCTCGTGCGCGACGGCGGGGTCATCGCGCTGCATGATACGCACTCGATCCCGGACGTGGGAAATGTGTTCTCCGAGCTGCACGGCAGGGTGAAGGTGGACATTTTTTCGTACCAGGGAATTGGCTTTGTCGTTAAATGATGGCATATAATTTGCAATAACTTGGGCGGAATGGAGGGTGTTGATATGCCATATAAAGTCTGTGAACATTGCGGGGCCAATATGTGCTACCCAAAGGGCGGAAAGCCTCAGTGCATCTGCAAAAAGCAGGCTCTCGTTGCGACTGTCCGCAACGTGGAAGCCGAAATTGTGGGAAAGCAGGCTACTAATGGAGTTGATACGGGAGATTCGCTGTCCGGACTGCGGAAAGGTGCTGTTAGAGGTCGAGCCGCCCATAAGCGGCGTGATCTGGAAAACATGCCCGGCATGCAGGACAAAAAAGAGGATGAAGTTTAACGTCATAGGAGCAATTCAGTTTTGCGAGGGCGTGCGGGTCTGCCGCATACCTGAGCCATAACATATTCAGCGCTTCGTTGCAAGCCCATTCGGTCTGTTGACCGGGTGGGCTTTTTTATTTTCGGGAGTGGGAGAGATGATCAAAGGTGCGAAGTCAACCCAGACCAACGTCAAGGCGGTCACGCCGACAGCCGACGAATGGGACGCGATTAAGGGACGGATGCTGAACCCTGACCGGTTCAAGGCTGAGGACGTGCGCGTGTATAAGAGCTGGCTGGCAAACAACTACCCGGATCGTTCGCGCGAACGGTTTACGCTCGGCATCCTCAAGGTGTTTGCCAAGACTCTGCCGGGCAAGTCCGTGCTGTTCAACGGTCACGAGTGGGGGCCGCCGGGTTCCGGGCGTTGGTTTGACGCAAAAGTTGTGAAAGTGACAAAGGAAGAGGTATTAGCAAATATCGGTTTCGCTCCTTCCAAAAAGTTTTTGAAACAGCTCGATACGATTGACGCATCTGAGGGCCTGTCGTTTCTGGAAGCAAAGTTTTACACGCTCGCCAGCAACCCGGCCACGGAGGCGCTGGATGCCGGTATCATGCGCGACATGAGTATCGGATTCCGCGCTGACGAACTCAGGGCGGTCAGCGATCAGGGCGGCAACCTTGAGTGGAAGGAATATCTTGCAACGGACAAGGCCGGGAGTGAGGCGCTCGAAGGATCGTTTGTCTTTCTCGGCGACCAGTACGGTGCAGGTGCGAAAAAAGAATTTTCACAAGATGACCATGAGGAGCAATACATGAATCTGAATTTCAAATCCCTCGGCTTGGCTATTACGGTCAATCCCGAGGACGAATCCAGCGTAAAGATGCTGATCGAGCAGATCGAGGCTAAATGCGCGGCGATGGCCGAGCAGGTGCAGACCGCGAAAGGCGAGCTGGACAAATTCAAGGCCGCGCTTGGTGATGCCAACATCACCGAGGAGCAGGCCAAGAAAATCGTAGCCGACGCGAAAGCATACGCTGACCAGGCCGTCGAAGAGGCGGTAAAAGTCGGCGCTGCGTGCGGCATGATCGCCAAAGAGAAAGTGGACGAGCGGCGCACAGAGCTGAAGGCCATGCCTGTCGAACAGGTCAAGGTCTGGCTCGAAACGTACAAGAAAATCTGGAACGACCGCAACGGCGCGTCCGGCAAGTTGGCCGATCCAGATCCGGAAGGAAAGTCGGACGAAAAGACCGTGAAAGTGAATGTGCCGGCCAGTGACTATTAATAGGCCCGGATGAAAGCGAAAATCATCAATCATTTTTGAGGAGTAACAAATATGGCTCTGCGATCTTTGGGTGGCCCCGTTTTGGGCGGTGTGGTTCTTCCTTGCATCCCCGCGACGGATCTCATCACCACCATCACTGCAGCGAAAGCTGCAAACACCATCAGCACGACCGTCATCCGCATGCTGGTGAAATTCACTTTATCCAACACCGACGAAGTGGATCAAGCCGACACCGGTGAACCGTTCGACGGCGTGATCGAGGACGTGATCGAGGACAACCTTAACACGTGGATCGTTTCCGTGCGCGCGCTGCGGTTCTCGGATAAGAGCGGCAACCGTCACCCGGTGCATTCGGTCGGTGAGTACCTTTACACCGGCAGCCCGGCGCTGCAGGACGCGGTTGTTGTTGACACCACCGCAGCCATGACCGTCAAAAAGGCTACCACCTACGGCGACGGCGCGATCCTGTCCATCGACACGACCAACGCACTCGTGAAAGTCCTGATGGACTAAGCGCTGGCGGCTTTCCAATTCACAAAAATTCTCAATCTTATTCTGGAGATAAAGATATGTTGGAAGTGACCAAAGCAGTCCTTGACAAAATCAAGGGCATCACCTTGACGGCGGACATGCACTCCGACGCCGAGGCCAAAGGCATGTCGTTCGGAAAGTACCTGGAGGAGCTGCTTGTTTCCAAGGGCATCGAGTCCGACTATGCCGGTGTGTCGAACAGTGAGCGCCAGCGCTCCAAAGCCATCGCGCGCAGCCAAGGCAAGACTGTCGGCGTGAGCGCGTTCGATCTGTTCATGAAAGCCAATGACGGCTCGTTCAGCGACACCGTGGCCAAGTGGATCGCAACGCCGAACCTGAACGTCCTGTTCCCGGAGTATTTCGCCAACCGTTTGTACGTCGGCGCGATGGCCGCATCGCTGGTTCCGTATTTTTGCACCCAGCGCATCACCATCGACGGCTTCAAATTCGAGGCGCCGTCCCTTGAAACCCCGACTCGCGACAAACGCCTGCGCAAGATCGCGCACGGCGCTGACATCCCGGTCGTGAATATCAAGATCGGCACCGAGAGCGTCAACCTGCCGAAGTTCGCGATCGGCGTGGAGATGACCTACGAGCAGATGCGCTATCAGCGCCTTGACTTCCTAGGCGCGACCCTTCGCCAGATCGGCCTGCAGTTGGGCGTCGATCAGACAGAGGAATTTATGTACTGCATCGGTAACGGTGACAAAAACAGCAACGGCCTGCAGAGCGGCAACATCGTAACCACGGCGACCTCCAATGTGATCGTGAAAAAAGACCTGTTCACCCTGTGGCGCGAACTTCCGGACGGTTACGAGATGAACGTCTATGTTGGCCCGAAGGCCAGCATGATCATGGTTGATGACGTCGTGACCAGCCTGACTAATCCGGAAACCCAGCTCGCGGCAGTGCAGACCGAACAGCGCCGGAAGATCCCCAGCGGCTACGAGTGGAACGGCACCATGTATTACAACGGCTCCGCCGTGACCGATCACTTGCAAGGGTGGGATCGTGACAATACTGGCGTTTACGTTACTAACGATAACGTTATGTTGTCCGAATCCGAACGGATCATCCGCAGCCAGAAAATCCTTACCACGGCGGCGATGTACGGCACGTTCAGGATCAACGACAAAAACACCATCGCGGCTCTGGACATCACCCACTAAGGAATTGACGTGGGAACTTATATATCACAATCGGATGTAACGGCGCGCCTGAGAGTATTGACGGCGTTGGATGTGGCAACTGGGCTGCTTGACGGCGCGTCGTTTATTCCTGCGGCTGAGGCGATGTTTGCGGAGGACTGTAATGTATTATACGCTGACATGACAGCCAATCAGCAAACACTCGCCAAAGCGGCGATGATCGCGTATTGTGCGGCGCTCGTTGTCGCATCGGCCCCGACGGAAAAGATCGAAGGCGTCAACGCCTCGATCACTCCTATCACGGCAAGCGACAAAGTAAAAATGCACGACCTACTCATGGCCGAGTACGAGAAGTACCTCAAAAAGTGCAGCTCTGCGCGGTCATGGATCAACAGCTCTATAACCAGTGACTATACAGGCCGAGATGAGCTGTCAAGCTGAATTTCTAAAGGCGTTCCTCCGCCAGGGCAACGCGGCGACGGTGACGAAAGTTTCCGGGACCGCTTGCCCTTGTATGACCTCGCGTGACTCTGCGCGTCAGCAGTATTCGGCGCAGTGGCACCGGGATCATCCAACGGCGGCGGACTGCGCAATGACCGGCCTGATCTCACGAACCACCACGACCATCGCGGTTAAGGGGTTTCATCTGGACGTAGGGGCCATGTTGGCGCGCAGCGACGCTGTTGCGAACAAGATCCCCATAGGCGAATTGCAGCAGGGCGATGTTATGTGGCAGGGTACGATCCGGACAGACACCAACGCTTTTTACGATCTCTCGGCTTTGAGCGACATAGCCGACAAGATCACCATCGGCGGGGTGGATTATAAGGTGAAGCTCTGTTACAACGAGGTTATCCGAAACGAGACCGCGTATCAGATCGTTCTGCTGCGGAGGCTGACGTAATGGCTAATCCGCCGAAAGGGTGGAACCTTAATATGACCGGCTGGGTGCGCAAGCTCGAAGGCGCAAACAAGGCGATGAGCAACAAGATCCTGCCGGATATTGTGGACAAGGGCATGGATATGCTGACCGCAGAGGTCACGAAGAACCTGCAAGGCGTACATCACAAAGCAGGCACGCCGGCACCAACGCCCGGACAGCTTCCGGTTTCCAAGATCACAAGCAACCTCGCGGGGTCTGTCATGTCAGAGCGCAAGAAGCCGACGCTTGGCATTGTGTTCGTTGACAAGCGCAAAGCACCCTATGGGCTGCCGGTCCCTCGCGGCGTGAAGAAGGACGGCGGCCG